CCTTTATTGGGCGCAACTCTAGAGGCCAGCGGGCATTTGTCCTCGCGCACGCTTCATTTCGGCAATCTTTTCAGATCGCGTTTTCTGTCGCGGTGCTTCCTGCGGGGTCTGTGCCGGCGCTTGCCTTAAAGTTGGCGATTGCTGTGCTGTCCTGGCGCGTTGTGCCCTTGGGGGCAGGTTACGCCGGACGTTCGTGGGTGGCACATTGGGATCACCAGCAGGATTTTCATTTGGCGTGGGTTGCCCCGTCAGCTTCGTCACCCAGTCGCGGGTGCGCTCGCCTGCCTGTTTGTAAATCTCCGATGGGCTGCGAAGCCCTTGGAACTGTCCCGATAACCGCGCTGCCCTGTGGGCGTTGATGGCCTGCTGTGGGTTTGCGCGTGCTTGGGCAACCATGGCTTCATCTGCGCCATTGGCTACAAAGTCCTCGATCATCGCTTCTACGGCATGCTGTCCCGCATAGGCGTAAAGCTGGTCGTCCTGGACAATCTCCGGGAAGTCGTTCTTGAACTGGTTAAGTGCCGTGTCGGATTCGATGCGGTCACGAACCGCTGTCGTCATCGTCCCAATGTCGAGATTTGGTGCTTGCGGGCCCGACTGCTGCGCTCTGGCAACTACCTGCGTGACCATATCTTTCAGCGCGGCTGCGCCTTCGGAAGTCTCGCCCAACTGGATCTTCTCGGCCAGTCCCGCAAAATCCATGTCGTCAAACGACAATTCATCTGTAGGGTCCGTTTGCTGCGGATCAGCCTGGGGTGACGGTTGTGCGGTGGGCTGGCCATTGAGGTTCGCCGCCGCGGCATTCTGTGCCTGCTTTAGAAGCTCTGTCGCTTCGTTGAGCCGTCGAGAGGCCGCAGCATCCTTCTGATAACTGCGGATTAGATCCTCTCTGGTCACTTGCTGTTCTTCACCATCAACTTTGACAGTGAACATATCGCCAGCGTCCATTCCTGGCTCGTGGGCAGGGGGTTCTGGTGTAGGCGCAGGCTCTGGCTCGATCGGCTGCAGATCCTCACCCATAAAATTCTGGTTTCCGGTGCCGAACTCTCCGTAATAGAGGTTCTGGGCATTCATGTTCAGCGGATTGCCTGCTTCATCGAGCAGCTGATCAGCAGACGTTGTGGGGCCAACACCAGCGCCCGCAACCATATCATCCATTCTGGCTGCTGCTGCGCGATCGGCAATTTCCTTACGGCGGGCTATTGCATCGGGGAGCCGCGCTGGTGCTGGGTCTATGCCGCGCGGTGCCGGGTTGTGAGCTTCCAGCGTTTCAGGATCGACAGGTCCGTCTTGGGCGGCATTGAGGGCATCGGCAGCGGCTTGCAATTGATCTTCGCTGGCATGCAGATCACCATCCACCACATCTTCCACCACGTCCATGGGAGGGGTCGTGATGGATTCCAAAGCAACAGTTTGTTGTGGTGGGCGTGCCATATACTGCTTATCTCCTCAGTTTTGCTTCTACAACCGACGCCAAGTCAGGTCAAACCAGCGCCTTGCGGTTTTCGCCCTGCTTGTTGTTGTCGTTGCGGGCCTTTTCCTGTGCTTCCTGCTGCTTGTCAAACTGTCTTTGCTGCTGGTTCTGCGTGGCGTCGAACTGTCGCGCATTCTCGGCCTGACCACGGAAATTGGCCGTGTGCTGCAGCAATTTGTCCTCACGCTGCAATGCGGCCTGCTGGGCCTGCTGCTCCTGCTTCATGGCCTCTTTGATCAGATCGCCAGCGATCTTCATGCGTTCCAGCAACACCTTGTTGTCGCGATCGGCCTGACCATCCTGCAGCTGTTGTTGAAGCTGCTGGATCTGCTGCATGGCCATCTGCAGCTGCTGCTGCATCATCATCGCAGCTGGGTCCATACCGGGGCCAGCCTGGAAGAACCGCATGCCGTCTTTGTAGCCCAGCACACCAAACACTTCCTCGATGACGGCATCGAGATTGATCTTTTGTTGTGCCATTGGACCGCCAACCGCCATGATCGTGTCAGCTGCCATCCGGAATCGCTGGATCTTCTGCATTGGATCACTGGAGCCCATACCAGCGTCGACGCGCAGCTGCACGTTCTGCATCAGATAATCGTCTGCGTTGTGCAGGCCTTCCACGTATTGCTGCCACAAACCGGCCTTGCGACCAGCGATCGACAGGATATCCGGATTGTTCTCGTAATAGGCGTTGAGGTTGGCCAGCTGGCGCAGTGCGGGCTCCATCCATGTTTCGGAGAACACACGGATATCGAACTCGCCCAGCGAATTGGCACTTTGATGCAACAATTGCATGCCACCAACAGTCTCGTTCAGCTGCCGATTAGAGGAAACAGAGCCAGATGAGAACGTACCAGCGATATCATCGATGTCGGTGTCGAGATTGTGCATTTCCGAATATGCACTGGTTGAAACGTCAGGGGGCCTGTCCCATTCAACGTCCGTCAACTCGTTCATCATTATCACGCTGTCGGGTGATCTGTTCTGCACCTGAGAGATATCGACGTTGCGACCACGACGCACCTTAGTCACCGGCGACATGTTCTGTTTCACGTTGTCCAGGCGCAGGTTCACCACATCGTTGATTTCTCGTTGAAGTGGCTGCATCGATTCGACGTGGGACTGCGGATCGTTCTTATGCGCTTCAATTTGTCCATATCCGACCACAATTGGGCGGCGTCCGGATTGCTCTGGGTACACGTCCCGGGTAGGCCTCGGTTCGGAGAGCAGAGCATTTGTTGCCAGTGACCAGAATTGGTAGTCAATTCCATCGATCCGCATGAAGTTCTCATAGACCCATACGGTTTCATAATCATCGACGGTGGCGTTTGTATTATCAAGTCGATCAACGCCTTTGCCCTCCCTCGATCGGCGCACGCCTCGGTTGGTCTGGTTGTCGTTGGTGGCTTGCTTCAATTGCGAATCTGAAACCGGCAACCACGGATGGCCGTTATATTCACCTTCCTCGATGCGCTGCTTCACCGCTCCCACTGCCATTGGGTATTTGAGAATGATGTAGCTGGAATTCTGCGCCTGATCGGTCCAGTCAGCTGCGGGATCCCGCAATACCATTTCGGGCGGGAACAACGTCACATCTGGCCGTGACATGGCCGTTTGCGTGATTGGCTGCAGTTCCTCGACTTCCTCGCCGGTTTCCTCGTCCACGACCATGAAACCCTCATAGCCAATGACTTCCTCGGCATACTTCCATTCTTGCTTGGACACACAGATACCAGCAATCTTTGCGTCCTGGTGCGCACCAATGACGGTGACAAACCACGGGATCCCGTAATCGGTGTTGGCTCGATCGAGGCGCAGGTTCATCAATTCGTGTTGAAGCTTGGCCCCGGCTCGCTGCAGCGGGTTGCTGTCATCCTCTGGGGTCATCTGCACCACATCGTGGGTTGCAAAGAATGCGCTTCCCACTGCAGCGTCGGCCCGACGCACTGCCATTCGCGTCTTTGGCCGGAACAGGCTGGTTCGCCCTCGATACTTTTTGCTGGTGTATTTGGAGCCTTGGAAGTGGCGCGATTGATAGGCCGAATAGTTCTCGGACCAGCGGATACGCAAATTGGCGCCCATGAACATTTCGGCAGCTGAGACGGCCTGCTGCTGGGTTGCCATCCAGTTTATGTTGCCGTCATCGTCGCGGACGGTTGGCAGGCTATCACCACCAGAGCCCTTGGTTTCGTCCTGGGCTTCCTTGTTGGAGCGTGTGTCCCAATCCCATCGCGCGTTCATGGCATCCTCACATATCGTCGGGGTTCATGTTCATCAATTCCGGCGTGTGGTTGGCGAGAACCTGCAGGTATTCATCCATATCACAGGGACCGCGCCGAAGGCCAAATCGTTCCAGAAATTCGCCGCCGGCGTGCTTCACCTTGCGTTCAAAGTCACTGACATTCGATATCTTTCTGGTGTGCAGCACCCAACAATACTTCGACAGCGTGGTGATGAAGATCTGCGCAATGCCTTGGCTGTCATCGCCAATCACTCCCCAAGGATAACCGGGATAGTGATATTGCAGCGTATCGTTGATGGCATGAGCCAGCGCCATATCTTTGCGCAGCTGCTCTGGATCTGCACCGGAACTGCCCTCGGCGCGGGCCTCAATCTCCGTATAGGATCGTGGCCCGCCAAATTGCTCAACGAAAGGCGTTTCCAAAGCCATCAGTTTGCAGGCGTGGCTTGCTGCACAGCGGCACGCGCTGCGGCCATTTCGCGCTCACGCTGCTGCTGACGGGCTTGGCGCTGGCGGTCCAGCTGCGCAAGCTTCGCTTCCTCTTCCTCGCGCTTGTTGATCGCTGCCTGGACGTTTGCGGCCGCTTTCATCAGATAGGTGTACATCACTGCGTCTGTGATCGGTGCCTTGTCAGATGAAGTCATCTGAATGATCTGGCCCTGCTTACCCAGCGCCACAATGCCGCAACCAATCAGGTCATCGTTCTTCGCCATTTCCACCAGCTGCATAATCGCGATGTTGGTTTGGTTTGGCGGTTGCTGTGGTGGCGGCGGTGGTGGTGCGGCCTGCTGTGGCTGCGATGCAGGATCTGGATCAGCACCATTGGGTGCAGCGGCCACGGGTTCTGGATCTGGCGCGGGCGGCTCGGTGATCGTTTGCTTTTGAATTGGAACGTCAGCTTGTCCCGCCTGCGACTTATTCTTCGACTTCTTCGTCATGAGTGCCGTCGTATGCTCCCCGTTTTTTGTAATAGCCTCTGAACTTGCGCCCATTTGACCACTCGTACTCGACCGGATTGAGCGACAGCTGGTTGTGTCGCGGATCCGCCTTCTGCACCTCGGCGCTCAATGTGGTCTTTCTGCTCATGCGGTCTTATAACCCTTCACGTACTGCCTGAACAGGGGACCGCAAATGGATATGACCCTTAGAGATTTACAAGGCGGTCAATATGTTGCGTTTTTCGGTGCTTGGGAATTCATGTTGGGCTACCTGCTGGCTGTGGCAGGAGGATGGCTGACCTATGTCATCTGGGTGAACAGAGAGCCAGGGAACTTCTGGAGAAGCATCAGCTACACCGCCGGCGGGCGCGTGATCATCGGCTCGGTGCTGGTGTTCTGGGCCGAAGCTGCCGATCACATGCTGCGTTCATTCCGTCATTTCTACATCACCGTTACCGTCACCGCACAGACGCAAACGCTGCAGGACATGCTGTCGGGCTATGCCTTGCCTGCCATGCGCATCACCCAGATGGGACTGATGATCGCAGACATGTTCTGCTGGCTTGGGATGGTTTTGTGGCTGTCTGCGCCTTTTAACACAGTCTGGAGGGGCAATGCCGTGCTTATGCTGGTGGCAATACCTCTGCTGCTTTTCGTCACTGCGGGATTCTATGTGCCAAGGTTGATTCTATATTGGGGGGAAGGAGGATAGCGGTATGGATCCAGCTTCGTTCCAACAACTGGTTGGCTGGGCAATCCAACAAACGCCTGTAGTTGTCGTATGTCTGGCGTGGGTTTTTATTCAACACAAGGAGAAGACGCAGTTACGCAAGGATTTGTCCGATCTACAGCAACAGCTGCTGAACGTCAGCAATAAGACGAACGAACATCTGGGCAGTGCATCCACCATGCTCCAGACCATGAACAACACTCTGCAAATTCTAGCGTCAAAGGGAGAGTAGTCATGAAACGTTGGTTCCAGAAACATTTTGGTCGGGGTGACGATCCTCCCATAGATATCGAGAAGACCAAACAGGCTCTCAAAGAACTGGACCGACAGTCTGACCGCTTTCAACAAGCTGCCAAGGAAACGATGAAGGCCTTCGAGGCGTTCAACGACCAATTGGCTCAAAAAAAAAATCCGGCCCCAAGAATTGAAAGCGGTTTCAACCTATGAACCAGCGCGCCAAGCATTCCCAGGCGGACTTATCCGACTATCTGGAACAACCGCACCTTGCCCGACATTGGGGACCAGAGGTGAATTTCTCCAAAGAGGCTTTGGAGGAAGCGGAGCGAGACTTCGCTTTAGGTATCAACTTGCAGGACGCGCTGGCTCACCGCGACACACCGATCAGGATATTGCTCTCACAGGCCGCACAAGAGGCGTGTGAGGCCACCAGAGCCCTTTTGCACGCAGATCTATACACAGACGAAGGAATCACACAGGCGAGGCTTATACAGGCGCAGGCGATGCGTTATCGCGAATTAATCACTTGGATTGAGGAAAAGCTGGCCGAAGCGGGCGATGCCGCCGAATTACTGCACGATTATCAGGAAGCAGCTGGCGAACTCGGTCCAGAACCGGGGCCACATGCTGGCCCCGGCGATGAAGAATAAGCTTATTCCTCGTTGAACTGAGTGAACAGCCATTGATTGGCGACAGTAGTGTTGTTGTTTGAGGTCTGCATCACCTTCCAACCATCTGGCAAGAAAATGGGCATGAGAATGTAATCGGCTGGAATTGAGTTGCCGGCAGCATCAACCATGTCGTTGGATTCAGTGCGATCCACCAACGCCACAACGTAATTTCTAAAGAGCGTGCTTGGATCTGTGCCAGATGACCGATCCTGCCAAGTGGGGCTCGATCCTGACCACTGCCCATCATCACTTGAACCAACATATTGCAATAGTACGCGATTACCGAGGTAATTGTCCTGGACACCCCACTCATTGGATTCAAACAACCAGTATTCTTTGCCGTCTGTTTCGCCGTCCGGACCCCACTCGAAAAATGCAAGCAACTCACTGCCGTCTGTTGGCAATGGCAGTTCCAAACCACCAAGCACGCCAAAAGTGTAGCCAGGAACCATTTCGGTGTTTTCGGTGACAGTGTATTCGCCGGTCACATCAGCGCTGGTGTAAGTTTTGACTGTCAGCGCATTGGTTTCCAGCGCGGTGATGCGCTCGCTCAACGCATCGCTGACTGCATCACGCACAGCAGCGATTGCAGCACCGATCGGGCCGCTGGCCGTTGCAGTGAGTGGATTGGTGGCAAGATCGAGCAATTCCTGATTGTAGGTGGCTTCCTCACTGCCAGAGGATTCTATCAGGTTCATATTGTCCTGGAACCAGACACAACCCCATTCGCGCGGGGTCTTGATGATACCGTTGAACGTCTTGCTGGTACTTTCATCCCAGCCCTGCACCTCGATCTGGCGCAGATAGTTGTCGGGATGATCCTTGCGCAGGAAATTGGAGCCGCCAAACACCAGAAGGATACGGTTGGTGCGGAACTCGCGGGCATCGCCGGCAATCTCATTCAAGCCGGACATTTTCATGTAAACTTCTTCGGCCAGCGCAACGGATGGCGCTGCGTATTCGAAGATGGCCAGCACTTGTGAGCCGTCTTCGGGCAGGTTCAGTTTCCAGGTGAGCGGATCATTGGTGTCGACCAGATCGTCCTGGTTGTAATAGTCAATCTGAAATTGGGTCATGTTTGAGAGAGTTCCTGTGTAAGTTTCGGGGGGGGGTAGAATCGCATTATAGCAGAAACTGGTGACGGATATGCAAACGCGCTATATCGGGGCAAAGGAGATTGCCCATGTCCCCGTTATCCAAACGCATCATTGACTTCTCTGTCATGCTTGGGGCGCTGATATCGATCCTGACCGCCACCGCATACGTCGCACGGCCTCACGCAGAGGAATTCGTCAAGAAAACGGCAGACGCATACGTATCGGAGCGCATAGGCGCTCTCGATATCAAACTCAGCCATGTCGAACGGAAGTTGGAAGAAACCGCCAAAGCGCTGGCGGAAAGTCAGGCGGTGGCCAAAGCCCAGAAAGAACTGGCCACCGCCCAGAATGAAGAACTCAAGCTGTTGCTGAACGGTATCGGTGCCCAGCTGCGCAACATGAATTCTCAGTGATTATCTGCCCAGGCACTTTTCGCCAGCAAGCTTGTACTTGTCTGCAAACGTGTCTCTGGCTGCGGAAAAGTTCGCTTTGAAAACTTCCTTGGTCAAAAACAAGTGGCGACCGGCCTTGTAGAAACTCAGATACATGCCGGGATCTGGATTGAACCGCTTTGATTCGAACGTCACCGACATGAGCGGCAGATAACGGCACAAAAGCCAGATGGTGTTGGAACCGGCGACCGTCTCGCAGCGACGGCCATTGACCACCGGCTGGCGTCCCTTGCTCTCCAGATCCCACAATACAAAGTCACCGTGATTTGTGGCAGCATTCACCCAATAGCTGTCTTGCGGACAAATGGGCGGGGCATGCAATTCGGGCTGGTGAGCATGGACTGCGGTGGCGAAGGAAGCGGCCACCAGCGCTGTCATAAGCTTTCTCATCATAATTCCTTGCATATTGATATCTTTGTGGTATCCCATATCACCTATCTGGATATCACACAAGGGAAATCAATATGACGCCGAAAACCGAGAAACCCGCTCAACCTGCTATGTCTGCCGACAAGGCTTACGATCTGCAGGCCAGAATAGACAGTGAGTATGCACAGCGTGAAACAGAAGCAACAAACACAGCCTTTCGTTATTTATTTGTGGCCAATGGTGGCGCAACTATCGCAGGTTTGGCCTTTATTGGTGCGGTTGCACGAACCGCAACTTTAAACGCTGTGATTGTTGGGCTGCAGGACGTTCTACAAGTCATTGTAGCCGTTGTTGGCCTATTTGCCGTAGGAACAGCAGCGGCATTGTTGGCCACTGTCGGGTCTTTTTGGCAAGCCGGTATTGAATTGAAGAGGCGACGTCATCCTGGCAGCAGCGCGAAAATAGCTCCCAAACGATTGCAAGCAGCCAAATTCCTGAAAACCACCGGTATATGGTTGGCTGCTTGTATTTTTGTATGCGGGCTTGCCATGCTGGCTTACAACACCCTGTCTAAGTCAAATTTGACCATCTGGTTTGGCTTCTAACCACCATCCTCTTTGGCAATCGCATCAACCAAGCGTTCCAGCGCCTCTGAGCCCGCCTTGATGACTGGATCATCTTTGGTCAGCCCGTGGTGTGGCGGGCGGTTCTCTGGGTTCAGCTTGTAATCGAGATTGCGGACTGACGCCTCTGGGCCGTTGGTATCCGCGCCCTTCTGGGTGGCGACGAATGTGACGGCGATCTGGTGGCAATCCTCGACGTACTTTTCCGGCACCGTGTAGCGAAAGCGGGCGAAGGTTTCATCGAAGTCATCATCAACGTCGCTGACATAGAGTTCATGTTTGCGCAGCCATTCGTTTTCTTCGACGTAGCCGTCACGGTTGCCGCCGCCGGTGCGCGTGAGCAGGATGACAAAGGCTCCATTGTCTTCCAGCCAGCAATCGCGAAACCGTGGGATCTTATCGCCATCGATGCCAAGCATCTGGATCAGCAATGGGGCGAGTAGGTTGGTGCCCTGCACCATGTTGTAAAGGCTATTCATGTTTCTTTCTCCTGTGCTTTTGAAAGCTCGATTGCTTTGATGTGATGGTCTACCTGCAGACCAGCGAGGGACAGCAGGGTTTCACGGTGTTCCGGATCCTTGCCAGCCGAATAGATGGCTTCGGCCAGCAGTTCGCCCAGGATGGTCATCATGATGGCAAACTTCATGGCGGGATCCCGTGGATCATCCTTGTATCGGCGCGCAAACGCCTCGCGCATTTCTGTCTTGGCCGCGCTTGTCTCTGCCTCTGGGAACTCAGACACTCGGATGATCGTCCTTCGGGCGCCGTACTTCGTAGATCGAGACGCCAGCGTCCATTGCCTCATTCAGATATCTGGGAATGAACTTGTTGCTTTGCCTGGGCTTGTACGGGAACAGGTAGAAGCGATCTGGCTTGGTTTCCTCTGTCCAGGTCGGCTTCACGGTGTAATGCTCGATCGGGATCTTGCGCTTGTTGGCAATGCCGATGGCCATTTCATCGCATCCTTTGCGCGGGCCAAGGATCAATGAGAATTCGTCAAGCTCTACCTGCAGCTGATTGAAGATTGTCTCCATCATCCGCTTGTTGTTGTAGCCGGTGAACTCAACTCCACCAATGAATAGAATTCTCACGACTGCTTCACTCCCTTCACGGTTACCGTGTAGACCGGCACACCAGCTTCTCGGCTGATCCGGCTCATATGCGCTGTGCCGTGCCCGCCTGGAAAAGCGTAGACGCGATCTGGCTTGCCATCGGTCAGCATAAGCTTATTGCGGATAGGCCCAGCCTTGCGGCCCAGCTTCTTCCACTGTGCGTGATATTCGTGAACCTTGAGACCGCGCTTGCTCGCGATCTTGTGCGCCATTATGTCGGCACCGTTGGCCATGCCACATATCAGTTCAAAGTCTCCGACTTCGCTCTGCAGCTGGTCGAACACCTTCTTCATAAGGTGATGATTGGCGGGGCCGGTGTAGTCGCGCCCGCCACAAATTAAAATACGCATGAATTTTCTCTCTCCTGAGCTGTTAACGGAATGTTCAGATCTAACAGATATCCTCTGGATATCAACCAAAAGGAATATTCTATGACCAAGAATCTTTGCAAAGACCTCGCATCTGCCTTCGCTATGGGCCTGTTCTGGATCGCACTGTTTGGGGGGCTGATCATTCTGGGAACCAGCTGATTGGATGGGCGGTGCGTGACGCCGAATGTCCGCACCGCCCGTGCCTGCCCTGAATTGAGCTGTAAATTCGAGAGAGACTATTTGAACGTATCGCTCAAACAGGTGACGCACAAGCGCATGCGCTCGATGCGCTCGATCCACTCGCCGTGGTCAATCTCTTCATACTCCACGCAGGATAGGAAGTTGTTGGCGTTGGCTTTGCATCGGCTGCAAGGAACAAATTGCCCCAGCTTGTATTGCGGTCGGGTAATCACCGGCTTGCCCATAGCTCTCTCCTGATTCGTCAGAATTAACATGTTGCAATTGCTGCAGCAACTGGATATCATCTGGGTATCAACTGCATTAGAGAGCAATTATGATCGACGCTATTTTGATATTCCCGCACACTGACGTAGACCAGCACTGCACGTTGATTGCCGTGCCGGAAGTCGGCAACACAATCCACACACACGATGTTGAAGGCCCAAATCAATGGATGGTGACTGACGTGGAGCAGGTTCTGCAACAAAAGGACGCTCACACCGGCATTCGCCAGAAGCCAGACGGCAACTACGTCGTTTATGAATTCGTTGAATTGCGCGTTACAGTAGAGAAACTGCGCTAGGCGTCGGGGAAGTCCTCGACTTCCAGCGCTTGGCTCTCCAGCACCACCGGCTTTGTCCATTCCATGTCGTATATCCGCGATATCGCATCGCAGATATCGTCATGCTGGCCGAATGGGAACATGCGCAGTTCTTCCAGCGTCACGCGCGTCAGATCGTAAACCCTGTCATCCTCGTCATGGCAGATGATCGGCTTGACGATGCGCCAATCCTGCTTCTGAGCCCGCATTGCACGCATGTTTCGCGTCTCGCCGGCCATATGCTTGTATTCGAATTCCAGACTGTCGGGATGCACTGTCCAGGTGCAATGGCGTGTGTTGCCGTCGCTGTAGTGTGGATGCCACACCACGCCAGGGAAATAGAAATTGCTGTTGCGGAAGTCTGGCTCAAGCCTCTCGACGCGATCGCGCTTGGACCCGCCACCTTGGCGCGGCCAGTTCAGTTCATCGATCGGGAATGACAGATACACGCTCGATCGCTGCATCTCGCCCTCGAAATGCTCGATATCGGATTGCAGGCCGTATCGCTCATAGCCGACGAACACCGCCTGCACTCCCGGCATGTGAAACCATTTCTTGTAGAGAGCGTGCAGCTTTTCCCAGCGCTCGTTCAGTTTCATGCGGTGCCGGTAGCCATCGAGCAGGTACATGTTGCCATTTACGTCAACACCGATCACCGCCATCGCTGTGCGGTCAGATCTGCGCTGCGGGTTTGATTCGCCCTTGGATGGATCAACGATGATGTAGACGTTGAGTATGGATGGCCTGATCGTGTACGGGCGGAACGTCAGCGCATCAAAGCTGGCCTCGTTGCCGGCGGCGGGGTTCATCAGGTGCTGAGCGGCCACAACACGGCGCTGGGTGCGCTTCACCCGCTCCCATGCTTCCTGCGTCAGAAACACCGTCTCGCCGTCCAGCTTGCCGTTTTTGGTGGTGGTGTGCTTGCGCACCTTCACATCGCCGCGATCGATGATCTGCTGATACGTGTCACCAACGCTGTATCGAGTGCCCACATACTGCTTGCGGGTATTAATTCCTATGCCGATGTTGTCGGCCATTTCTTCCTGGGTGGATACCTTCTCGATCATTTCCGGATTGGTGACTGACTTCTGCGTCACCGCATCATCGAACAGGAGCTTTTCGAAGTGCGGGCCAGCTGGCAGGCCTTCCACCAGTCCGATCGCCTCGACTGTCGCTTCCTTCTTGGTGTTGTCGGGTGAGCGGATCACCACAATGCCTTTGTCCAGGGACCATTTGGGCGATTGCTTGCGTGGTTCTTCATAGAGGCAGTCTCGATAGATCTCTTTCAGCATAACGTTGGTTTCCAGCGCCTGCTTGATCTGCGCCAGAAACTTGCGCGCCACCGATTGGTTGACGCTGATGATGGCGCTGGTCATGTCCGGATCGCGCACAATGTCCTGAATTGTGCCGGCGAAGGTGATGATGCTCGATTTGTAGTGGTAGCGGGCCCATAGATCGAGGTGCCCATCTGGGTTGGCCTCCACCTCTCGGCACCGGTCAAATAGCCAAGGGTGAAGCGCATCCTTGCGCTGCAGCACTGCGGTTAGCAGGAAGTAGCGATCGTTGCACCCCAGATAGGCCAGATCAGCATATCCGATCTGCCCGCGCGTGTAGGCTTCACTGACGTGATCGTAGAATTCAAGTGTTTCCTCGAATCCATATCCCGGTAAGTCTTCCTCGATGATATCGCGCAAGACGGGCGTAACCAGCGGTTGATAGCGCTCCCCTGGCAATTACCAACCGTCATAGCTGTAATCTTCGGCATCTGTGCTGCCGCCAAACAGATCCGAAAGGAAGTCAGCAAAGCCATAACCGCCACTGCTGCCGCCACCAGCTGCAGAACTGGTGCTGCTGCTTGATGAACCACCGTAAGATGAGGTGCCACCATAGCCAGCGCCGGGGTTGTAATATCCCTCGTTGCCGCTGTTGCTGTCCTGGCTGCTGAAACTCACGCCACCCGCGTTTGGATTTGGATCTGAGTAGGTTTCTTCCTCCTTGGCGCTGGAGAACATCGAGGATTGCTCGTCTGAGCCTTCGCGGTTCGATGTGGTGCTGGCACCAGATCCACCAAGCACACCACCAAAGAAGTTTTCCAG